AGCAGTACCAGTGAGTTGCGAAACTGTTCCCTCGGGTTTAATGGCTGTGATAGCAGCACTCCGATTGATACCAAGAGCATCAGCAAACTCAGCATTGACAACAACAGCGTGTTCACGAAGTTTCTCCAAGTTAGTAGGCAAGTTAGGATCATCAGGATTGTTCATCCGAGGATTGTCCAGAATGCCTGTCATTGACACACCCAACAGTCGTTCATCTTCAGTGTTCGTCTGCCACACCTTCCTCAAGTACGGAAAGTGCGTAAGAGTTGACTGGAATGTTCCCAGAATAGTTGCAATACGCACTTTACGAGCAAGACTGTCCCAATCATCATCACTACGAACAACGACAGAAGAAAGATTACAGAACTGATAAGGACGCAGAATAATCTCAGAACAGGGGTTAGTTCCCCATTCTTTGCCCAGTTCCCGACGACCGTTCCTAGACGCTTGAGTTTCAGAAGCATAACGATTAAATATACCTCGCTCACCAGAGTGTGATTCATAAATAGACGACCATTCACGCATAAACTGACCAACAGAAGGCTTGGTGTCGTACACAGCACTGTTGTTAGCCAGTGCACGTTGTCCGTTACCGTCCCACCAGTTACCTGCCTTAGCGTGTGCCATACGATCATCGCTAAGGTCAGACAAGCTGATCATTGCAGAACGGCGTACCCCGCCCACAACCACGACTTCTCCAATCTTGCAAAGAATGTCGTGTGCCTCAAGACTAGTGAGTTTACGTCCAGCAGCACCTTTGAACTTTGCAACTGCGTACTTAAAGAGATCGTTAAGGGGTTCCGGCCCACTAGCACGACCCCCGAAGGTCTTGAGCCGTGCGCCTGCAGGACGAACCGATGACACATCCCACTTAGGAATCTCTCCTGCGTATAGCAGTGCAATAACCTGTCGGAGTGCCTTAGCCCAACCTTCCTTGGAGTCACGCACAACAACAACAGTCTTAGACTCAAACAGACTATCCGGTACTTCAGGAAGTTTATTGACATACTTTTGCTCCACACTGAATCCTACGCCTGTACCGCACAGCAGGATGTACATGGCCTCATCGAATGCTTTAGGATCATCAATGGGCAGATACGAGCAGTTATAACCTGCTACATTCTGTCGCTCCAGTGCTTCACCAGAAGTCATCAGTGACCGCATGGAAGGCATTACCTCCAGTCGTTCCACTGCACCTTGAAGTTCTTCACGCAGGTCTGCACCCATAGTGAAGTTATGCTTGTCCTTCAGGTGCTTTTGCATGAAGTCAAAGTAGCGATTGACCGTCTCAGGCCAGTGTTCTCGTCGTCCTTTATCATCCAAGAAGCGAGAATAGCGCGACTTGGCAATATAGGTTTGATAGGGGCTCATTTGCATTATTGTAATTCCTTTTCGATTTCTTCTATGGCATCTTCAATGACATCGCGGAAACGATCCACAATGTCTTCAGTTTTCAGGTCAAGCAACTCAAGGATTGTTACCTCATCAAGCTGCTTGAGCCTGTCGATTATGTCTTCAAACGTCAGACTCATTATTATTAATCTCCCGATCCAAGTACCATCGGGCTTTCTTCAAGTCTTCAATTCGCTTTCCTTTGTGGTCTGCTCGTGCTACATACTTGATTACATTCCCTAGGTTGTATCCTAACTTCCATGACTCAATGGCTTCAATTGGCTCAATCCCTACGTTGTAGTGCTTTGGTTTATGAACAGAGTCAAAGATATTAATTTCTTTTCCTCCTGTGTAGAATACAAGGGATTCTTTTTCTTCTATAAAAGCATCCTTATCAGTCCAAAGATCAAAACTTGAACAACGAACACAGGGAAAAGAACCAAGATTAGTTCCATTATAGAAGCAGGTCATGCAGTCTTTACGCTTTTCCATATTTCTTCTCCAAGTATCCGATGCTTAAAAAAAGCTCGTCGAAACATCCATCACTGACTTCATTCAAGACCACTAAACCCCTCCAATGGCGGTTACTAAGCTGATCCATATAACCTTCATCATGAAGGTAATAAGACCCAGCAATAATCCCGCAAATAGACTTGCCATCAGCACGCTTACCATATGCAACTTGCTTTCCCTGTTGGTGTCCAGCAACACAAGACATGTGCAGCTTGTTAACAATAGCAGCAGCAGTACCGGCAGGTCTGCCCATTGCGCCGACAGGCCAATAGTGGTTGAACCCAACACCGTTGATAAAAACAGGATGAAGGAATTCGTGTACCTCCCAGTCCTTCTCGTATCCCAAGTCTTTTGTGCTGATAAGACCCTCAAGCGTAGGATTATTCGATACTGCTCTGTTGATACGGTTCTCATGATTACCCAGTGTCAACACCATCCGAGGCTTGTAAATCTTGTCCTTGTTCTTCTTCTGCCTGCTCTGCAAGTCTCGTAGAGGGGCTAGGAGCAGCTTCATAGCCTCCTTAGTCACCTCTACGTCAGTCTTGTACCGCAGTCCTTCAAAGAACTTGCTTCCAGGCTTGTCATGAGTGGACAGGCTAGGCATGTCAGCAAAGTCACCGATGTTTACAACCACATCAGGACGATAGTCAACGATAGCCTCACCCGCCCAGGTCAAGTGCTCCAGTGGAACACCCTGACGAACCTGACAGTCCGGTATGACCAAGATACGCATCAGTCGGTCAAACCTGCTTTAGCTTCAGGAAAGATTTCCTCATCTTCTTCAGTGTCTACCCACTGCATAGTAAAGAAGTTCTGATCCTCGAAAGGGGTTAGTCGCTTACCTTTGATCTGAATATGCTCCATGATCTCATAACCAAACTGACGTTCAATCACTCGGCATACATCCTTAATCACATCCGGCCAGAAGAAGCCATCCGAGGACTTACGGGTTAGCGTTACGTGTACACCGTCATAGTCAGTGAAGGTGAATGTAAAAGTTTGAAAGTCATTGTCCATGATTTATCCTTTGTAAAGTTCGTAGGCTTCCATAACCTTAGGAAACTCTTTAACAAGTATCTCTTTGCATTGTTCTGCAACAATACGATGTTCTTTCTGGGTGCTGGGATCAGTGCGTACTGTGATGTAATGCAACCAACTCCGTAGCGTTCCATTCATGTACATTTTACTCGTTGTGATGCCTTCTGGCAAGACTTTTCGAGCAACTTCCTTGGCAATACCAGCACGCAATGCAGCCTCATAAGACCGTTTAGCAGCTACCAGAACATCAATCTGTAGTTCATTCCAGTAACGTTGCATCTCACGATCTTCAATCTCTAGACTGTTCTGCCTGTTCTTGTTGTCCTGTAATCTAGCCTCAGCATACTCATAGCCATCAGCAACAGCATACCGTTGACTGAACTCCTGAAAGCTGAAGCTACGATGCCTGAGAATCTGTCGTGCAATGTCTCGTGTTGTTTCAATCTCAAGACAAGCATTGACCATCTCAAAAGGACTCCAGTGCTTGTGCTTCATCAAGTAACCGATCAGCTTAGCATACTCTGGGTTGTCCTGGTTGTCAGGATTAGACACACGAGCCATGTAAGCAATGTTCCAGTCACCCCCCGGAGTTGTCCACACCAGTTTCACTTGGGACATATTTCTTTCCTTCCTCAATGGCTCGTTTCAGTGCTTCAATGATTGCCCAACGAATCAACAGTCCTTGTTCTTCATCAGACATGTCAAACGTATAGTCAGCAGAACCGTCCTCATTCTCTTTAATCAGCTTTACTTCCATATTGTTTCTCCATGAACTTTTCAAATTCACTGCTTACAGACATCCACTGCATGAGAGTAAGACAAGCTGCATGTACCTGAATAAACATCATCCTATCCTCTGGATGCCAAGCAGTCTTGAAGTCTTGTTCTAGATTGGATACCTGCTTCTTTAGGTAATCAACAAAAAGAGTATCGAGCATCTCTGCATCAATATCAACCGATAGTTTTGTCATTCCTAAACTCCTTCAGGAACCATGCAGCATCCACGATGGCTAGTGGCCTGCACTGATTCTGTTTGATGATCACCAGTGGCTCATGCGTACCATGTGCTGCTGCCTGTTTGTAGAAGTCATACACGGCAATCTTAGCAAGGTTCTTACACTCCACCTGGAACGGATACTGCCTACGTGCAGCAGGAGATAGCTTGACATCCTCTCCACCGGCACCCATGCTGGTGCTCCTGATGTCGTCAGGCTCCAAGCCTTCCCCGTACTCCAGCATCTTATCCACAACCCACTTCTGTAAGATTCTACCCTTGTTCTTAGCACTACTTGGTTTCATGCATAGTCCTTTGGAACTGGTGTAGAAACTCACCGAAGGTGTTTACAAACTCTTCATCATGACCCGTCTTGCCCATCGTGAATAGGATAGCATGGACAAGTTCATGATAAAAAGTGGCTTGTGAATTCTGCTCAGACATACCCGCACGAATGCGAATAGTATGCTGTTCAGAATCACACAAGCCTTGCTCAGTAAGCCCCTCCGTCCTAACTACTTTCCATTGGCATCCAGCAAGGGAAAAGGTGGCAACCACATTTGCCCCGGAGTCCTTTGCAGCCACAGCAGTTGACCGTTTTCGATCAGTCTTTCCTGCGACATTCCGGCCTGCTGGTACAGTTCCCACACTTGTGACAGCATGTCCTGTTCCGTTTGTTTGTCGTTTAACCATTTCCCTGCCTTTACTGGCCCGATCTTGGGCACGCCTTCGATGTTATCTGTTCTGTCCCCAACTAGCATTTGCTTGTAGAAGTTTCTCAGTCCTTCAATTTCTGACACTTCATAATGCAAGTCCTTGTTGGGATTATAATGCTTTCCTGGTAGTTGATCCAAGTCCTTATCCACATGGACGATGATTGCTTCAGGGTTTTGGGCAGAAGCGATAGCCACAGCATCGTCAGCTTCTATGCCATCAGTCACCTCAGCACCTAGTCGTTTCACCAAGACATTACGCAGGAAATCGTAGTGCTTGGGTTTCTTCATATCCTTTCGGTTGCCCTTGTAGGGCACCGTTACAGCAACCTCGTTGCGATAGTTAGTCTTGCCGGTGATGTACGCCTTGTAGTCATCAGCCTTACAGTTGATGTATACAATATCCGTAAACCACTCGACAAGCCTAGCTTGTGCAATCTTCTCGTCTACGTCCTCGGAAGCAAACCCGATTCGGTAGACGAAAACATCAGCATCAACGATAACCTTAGAGGATGTCATCCGAAGTATCTTCAGCAACCTTAGCTTCAGGATTGTACACCTTAAGCTCAGTCACAATCAGCTTCACAATTGACGGAGCAGCACCGTACTTGGCAGACATCTTGTGTCGATAAGACGATACCAGTGCTACAACCTTAGTGCCGTTACCGATCATGGTGATGTCAATCGGATTGCCTTTCTCATCCACAGGCTCGAATACATACTTGCTCTTACCAACCACGTACTTGCCCATAGGATCACGCTCTTTGATCTGGATGCCAAGCTCCTTCAAAGCATCGCAAGCCTTGTCAGACAGGGCACCAAGAGTGCATTCATACTTGGTGTTATCCTGATTAAACTTTGTATTGAAAGTATTCATAAAGTTTGCCCAGAACAGTTGACCGGACACTTTGACAGGCTTGATAGATTCGCTCATACTCATTTCCTTTATAAATTAGTTGGTACGCCTAGCCAGACTCGAACTGGCACGGATTGCTCCGAGGGATTTTAAGTCCCTTGTGTCTACCTATTCCACCATAGGCGTGTTGTTTCACTCTGCTGCTTGTTCAGCCTCAGGCTGTGCAGGCTGCTGAGCATTGGCTTGCTCAACGATCTTTTGCAGCAGCGGGAATGCTCCGGTCTTGCTAGGAAGCTCACCGAGCACATTCACGATAAACTGCACTTCGTTGGGTTCAAGGTTCAGGTTCATATTATCCTTTCTGTTGTTGATACCATTATTGTAACACAGTTGTGTCCAAATCTTCGTAAAGACCCTGCACACGACTCAGGTAATCTAGACAGCCATAAAGCATCATTGCTGCTTCATCTAGCGTCAGATTGTCACTGATCTTAAACTGAAGTTCATCTTCTGTCAAGATAAGTACAACGTACTTCTTGTCAGTGAGTTTCAGCCCAGTTTCGTCCACTTTTGTATTCTCCGTCTAGGGGACACCTAAGTTTAAAGTGCTCCCCTGCCTCGATAATGGACTGACGAGCAGCCCTACCAACCTCGTCAGCATGTGCTTCAGTGACTTCAATCTGCCACTCATCATGCACATTGGCTACGAACTTAGCATTCCACTTATTAGCCTTGATCTTGTCCGACAACAAGACCAAAGCCTTCTTCATAACAATTGCACCTGCACCCTGGAGAAGGCTGTTAAGTGCCGCATGCTCGGAGCGAACCCATATCTTACGACCATCAAGCCCCGGTACAAAGCCCTTGCTTGCATACTTGGATACCGTATCTCGTAGCTTCTTGAGGGCCGGAGTCGCTTCAAGGAAGGAATCAATAAGTCTTTGACCGTCCTTTGCCGACCCACCAACGATAGCACCAATCTTTGATGGCCCTGCCCCGTACAAGAAAGCGTAGATGAACGTCTTTGCTTGATCTCGTGTCTGTAGTCCTGCTGCTTTCTGATTCTTTGTGTGGACATCAGTTCCGTCCTTGGAAGACCCTTCCACAACCGTCTTGACATAATCCTGATCCTTCATGTAGTGGGCAAGCATACGAAGTTCTAGCCCTGATGCATCACAGCCTACAAGCACAGTTCCAGGCTCTACAGTCCAGCATGCTCTGCACTCAGCCCCATACACAGAACCATGATTAGGAATCTGTGCCATATTAGGGCTCTGGTGCGTCATACGGCCTGTTACAGCCCCGTTAGTGATCACCTTACCGTGTACCCTTCCGTCAGAGCCTACAGACTCCATCCAAGACTCAATCTGAGCAACACGCTTCTGTAGCATCAGGTACTCAGCAATCATCTTAGCCTCAGGATAATGCAGCTTGGATAGGATACCCTCATCAACCATTGGCTGACCTTTCTCAGTGAACTTGTCCGGTTTCCATCCTAGTTCAATCAGCTTTTCTCCGATCTGTTTCCTTGATCCTGGGTTGAAAGTAACCAGCATTGGTTTGAGCTGCTTTCCGGTTTTTTCGCTGATTCTTTCCAGTTCGTACGAAGGCCATCGTTGTTGCATTGCTTCATATACTTCTGCCATTCTTCCCTTGATGTCAGCAAGAAGCACGGTTGCGTAGGGAATGTCGAGTTTGAAGCCATTTCGTTCCTGTTGTGCAAGTATAGCAGCTACTTGATGTTCTAGCTCGATAGACTCGGTACTGAACTTCTTACGTTCTAGTTCCGTTGTCAGCTTGTCTAGCAACTTCGCAGTAACCTCTACGTCAGCTATGCAGTATTCCTCAAGCAAAGCCATGTCAGGATGGTCAAAGCATTCCCCTTTGTAAGCCTGTTTCCTACCCTGTAGCTGTTCCCAACGATCTGCATAGTCAATCTTTTCCTTCCCCAGCGTCTTTCCCATGCTTCTAGGCTGTGGCCTT